TTATTTTATAGTATACAAGGTGAAGGCCGTTACATGGGTGTACCTAGTGTTTTCTTAAGAACATTTGGGTGTAACTTTAAATGTGATGGCTTCGGTATGCCAAAGGGAGAAAAGACAAATGAAAGAAACATTATTGCGATTAACGCAGAAGATTTCAAATCTTACAAATCATTACCACTTGTTAGTACTGGATGCGATAGCTATGCGTCTTGGGACCCTCGTTTCAAACATCTTAGTCCTTATTTCACTACCAGTGATATTGTTAATAACATTGTTAATATACTTCCTCACAATCGTTGGATGGATGAGCACCTGGTTATCACGGGCGGTGAACCTCTTCTTGGATGGCAAAAATCATATCCTGAATTACTTTCGCATGAAAAAATGATGCCACTCAAAGAACTAACATTTGAGACAAATGGTACTCAACTGTTGTATCCAGAAGTTAAAGATTATTTAGGTAATTGGAAGCGTAACAGAGAAAAGAATTGTATTACATTTAGTGTAAGTCCTAAACTTAGTATCAGTGGTGAGAGTTGGGAAGAAGCAATTAAACCTGAAGTTATACATCAGTACGGTGAAGTAGGATTTGTGTATCTCAAGTTCGTAATTGCTACAAAAGAAGATGCCGAAGAGGCAGAGGAAGCAGTAAATGAATATCGTAAAAAGGCTTTTCGTGGTCCTGTTTATCTCATGCCATGCGGTGGGGTTGAGCGGGTGTACAGTCTTAATAATAGAACTGTGGCGGAACTCGCAATGCGTAAAGGATGGCGATACTCAGATAGACTCCAGGTCCCATTGTTTAAAAATGAGTGGGGAACATAAATGATGGGTGCTGGCTATTATAGCAACAATGAAATTTTCTATAAAAAATGTTTAGGTTGGGAATTAAAATTTGTTTTTCTCCCAAAGACATGTTCACGTACTGGTAAAAGAATTTGGTTAGAATATGCGTATAGGGGAATGGCAATATATAGAGCAGGAGATTTCGAGTCTATCACAGAATATCAATGGCATGATAAATTTGAACATATCATTTGGAAATTGAAACAATGAGAACCTATGATAAACGAATTGGTTTTCTAGTTAGTTATCAAACTCTCATACCCCATGGTGGTATTGGTCAATTTGCAAAAAGTTTTTGTGAGTTGATGGATAGCCACAATATCAAAGTTGATATCATTACAGATAAAGAACCTAAAGATAATGATTTTGTAAAGTCATTAAAGGCAAATATTATCTATCCCAAAGAGTCATTGCCGTACACTATACATTCAGGTATCTTTATGTATGGTGATACATTTTGTTATGAGCGTATGGCTAATTTTCGTAATGCAATTGTTGAAGCATTAGAACACAATCTATATGACGCATTTATTTGCAACACATACGAAACCGTACAAGTTGCAAGTACAATGGGGTTAGAAGATTGCATCCAAATCATTGCTTATACTCATTTAGAAAGTCAAATCTTTAAAGATACAAAGAATCCTTTCCTACACAATACTAATGAATTGATGCGTCAACAACTTAGTACATCTGGTATATATGTTGGTACACAAAGTAAATACAATTGGCTTAACTTAGATGAATCATCTTATCATCTACCTATACCAATCACTGAACAAGCATTACTAGAAGAACATCATAAACCACGTGAAGGTGTGTTGTTTGTTGGTCGCTGGGAAGAAGGTAAGAATCCAGAATTGTTTTGTGACTTGATTGAACAAACAAAACTTCCAGCTAAAGTAATGACTAGTGCAAATGGTGCTAAAAAGTTTGAAGAACGACTAAAGAAGATTGGTGTACCCTATGAAATTCGTGTGGGTATTATTGGTCAAGAAAAAGTTGATTTCATTACTAGTGCAAGAGTTGCATTTAATCCTAGTACAGTAGAGAGTTATGGTATGGCATTCTATGAGCAAACAACTCAATTACCAACATTCTGTTTAGAGAATCAACGCTGGACTAATAACTTTAAAGGACAATTCTTTTTTGAAACTAATAAAAAGAATATGGCAGTAGATGTTAAGGGTGCATACGATACATTCTCAACTGCAAAAGAATGGTACGGTCACGGGGCATTACTACACACTATACAATTAGAAGCAGATGTATTTCATAAATGGAATGAGTGCTTTAATGACTTTACACCAAAACAATCAAACAGTAATACAGCTAAGATACTAGAGAACACAACAGTTAAACATAGTGAATACATTAAAGATTTAGGTCGCAATCTAATTTGTATTGATGATATTCGTAGTGTATTGACTAATCAGCATAAGTATCGTATCATATATACAGACAACGATACATACTTAACTAAAGACCCTAATTTTGAACCAATAGAGGAGGAAGTAGGCTTAGGTCTATTTGATTTTACATGAAGAAAATTTTAATTACAGGTAACTCAGGTTACATAGGATCACATTTAACTAAAGTGTTAGAAGATGAATACTTGTTATCAGGTATGGACAAAAATGAACCTAAAGTACCAATCAAAAATTTTGCATATTCTGACATTACAACACCTGTCGGTATGGGAGAAGAATTTGATTGCGTAATTCATTTAGCCGCATCAGTAAATGTAGGTGAGAGTATGAACTCACCCACATCATACTATATGACTAATCTGATAGGTACATTAAATGTGTTGCATGGTATAAAGACCAAGCATTTTATATTTGCTAGCACGGGTGCGGCAGAAGGTTGTCTATCACCTTACGGTGTTAGTAAAAGAGCCGCAGAAGATTGTGTAATTGAATATTGCACTAAGAATAAAATTGATTATACAATTTTTAGATTTTACAATGTGATTGGCGGAAACGTAGTTGAACCTACTAACCCGGACGGTTTATTTTACAACTTGTACAAAGCAAAGGATATAGGTAACTTCACTATATTCGGTGATGATTATGCTACTAAAGATGGTACATGCGAACGTGACTATGTGCATGTCAATGAAATTTGTAATTCTATTAAGTATGCTGTACAAAAGCCTAGCAATTCAATAGAGAACTTAGGTCATGGTGAAGGGCATACAGTTAGAGAAATGGCTGAACTATATAAAACGGTCAACAACTTAGATTTTGAAATCAAGTATTCCTCACGTAGACCGGGAGACCTTGCATCTAGTGTATTAAAGAATCGTAGTCTATATATGAAAAAAGTATACAGTTTAGAGGATTTGCTAAAAGTTGACAAATAATACAAACAATGCTATACTCTGTCACATGAACAATCAAACTATCAAACGTATCGGCTTTGCTTGCAAATGGGCAGAGATTAATAAAAAAGGTGAGATTGCTAGTGCAGAAGGTCTTAACACCGGTGGCACTACAATGGCATGGGCTAGACGCAACAACTCAACTGTTGTTGAAGAAAAAATATTGGATGTAGCAAAACGAAACATCGACAATACCCATAATCTCATTAAGAAGGTAGCAAGTCTGCCCGAATCATTGCGTATGCTACGGTTAACCAGCGACATGCTAAGTTTCTATACGCATGAGGATTATCATTACTTCTGGAAATCACAAAACACACAAGACCTACTTGCAAAGTGGTTTGCACCATTAGGTGATACTGCACGTGCTAATAACGTCAGGATAAGTTTTCACCCAGACCAGTTTGTTGTATTAGCAAGCGACCGTGAAGAAGTAGTAAATAAGAGTATAGAAGAATTTGAATATCATGTTGACATGGCTCGTTGGATGGGCTATGGTAAGACATTTCAGGATATCAAAATCAACGTACACATTTCTGGTCGTAAGGGTCCTCAGGGTATCAGAGATGTGTATAATAGGTTATCACCTGAGGCAAGAAACACACTTACATTAGAAAACGAGGAATACACACATGGACTCACTGACTGCCTTTCATTATCTGATATTGTCCCAACTGTTCTTGACATTCATCACCATTGGATTAGAGAAGGCGAATATATTAGCCCCGATTCGGACAGGGTTAAAAGCGTTATTGATAGTTGGAGGGGTATCCGTCCTACTCTACATTATTCCGTCAGTCGGGAAGATGTACTTGGAGAACATGACCGATTTATCGCACCCAATCATGGTGCGCTAATTGAATCTGGCTACAGTAAGCAGAAACTACGTGCCCATAGTGACTACTATTGGAATGATGCAGTAAACGATTGGGCATTGACATTCCTTGATAATTTTGATATAATGTGCGAAAGCAAAGCTAAGAATTTGGCTAGCTTTAAATTATACGAGAGAGCAAAACAAAATGGGATTATTTGATAGATTTAAAAAGAAGCCAGTAGAGCAGGTTGTAGAACCCGTAAAGGTTGTAGAGCCTGTTAAGGAAAAGAAACCACGCAAGCCTAAAGTAAAGAAACCTGCTGTAGAATTAACTGCTAAAGAAAAAGCTACAAAAGCAGGTGAACCTTATATCAATATTTTAAGTTTAGATATTGATCCCAAAGACATAAACAGTGGCGCATTTGAACTTGATTGGAATGAGTATTTTGTAGCTAAACTTGCAAAGGCTGGTTACATGATGAGCAAAGACGATAAAGATAGTGACATTGTTGATAGATGGTTCCAGCAAGTTTGTCGCAATGTAGTTTTAGAAATGTATGAGCAGGTACAAGCGGATCCGATGAATAGAGATATTCGTCCTATCCAATCACGTGATATAGGTAATGGTAGAACTGAGGTAAGTTGATGACAACTCTTAAATATTTGAAATGTTCTATGCCACAATGTAACAATACAGTGGGTCAACATAGCAAGAAGAATAATAAGAATAAACAAGTTTGTTCGGCACATAGAACATATCGTAAACATGAAGTTGATAAGTGGAAATTGGATCAAGGGTGTGCCAACAAGGATGGTAGATACATGTTTCCTTGCATGGCAAAAGGATTCATACATTCTTCTCAATTAGATATCAATCACATTGATGGTAACAACTCTAATAGAGATCCAAAAAATATTGAATGTTTGTGCAGATTATGTCATCCTGTAGTCACATTGAATAATGACCATCACTTGACTCCTACTGAAAGTAGACGGGCAAAACTAGCAGAAACTAATATCTTTGATTGGGGTTGACCCATTTCACTAGACATAAATGCAAAATAGTCGTATAATATACGCATATTATCAACATATATACATGCCCATATGAAATACGCACTCATAGACACCGCAAATACATTCTTCCGTGCCCGTCATGTCGCAAGTCGCAACAGTGATACTTGGGAGAAAATAGGAATGGCACTACATTTGACACTTGCTAGTGTCAATCAAATAGTTCGCCGACATGGTATTGACCATGTTGTATTTTGTTTGGAGGGGCGAAGCTGGCGTAAGGACGTTTATGGTCCTTACAAAAAGAATCGTGTGGTTGATGCAATGTCAGTCACAGAGGCAGAAAAAGAAGAAAACGAAATGTTTTGGGACACGTATGAAAAATTCACTACGTATCTTAAAGAGAAGACCAACGTCAGCGTACTTAGGCATGAACGTGCAGAGGCTGATGATTTAATTGCACGGTTTATTAACTTACATCCAAATGATACGCATTATATTATTAGCACTGATTCCGATTATGTTCAGCTTATTACTGATAAAGTGTTCCAGTACAATGGAGTCACAAATGAACTCATTACCCTCGAAGGATACTTCAAAGATAATGGGAAGCAAGTACTAGACAAAGAGAAGAAGCCTAAACTGTTAGAAGATCCTGAGTACTTACTGTTTAAGAAAATTATCCGCGGTGACGCAGGCGACAATGTATTCACTGCGTATCCCCGTGCCCCTGAGAAAGGTAGTAAGAATCGTGTAGGCATTCGTGAGGCATACGAGGATCGTAATGCACAGGGCTTTCGGTGGAACACGTTCATGTTACAACGTTGGACAGACCACAATGGTGTTGAACAACGTGTACGTGATTGCTATCAGCGTAATAAAATGTTGATTGATTTGACTGCACAACCCGAAGATATCAAACAAGTAGTTGATGAATCAATTCGTACAGGTGTACGTACAAACACAACACCTCAAGTAGGTATTCATTTGATGAAATTTTGCGGTAAGTATGAACTCACTAAGATTAGCGAACAGGCTGAGGCCTATGCTAAGTGGCTTAATAGTCCGTATAAAGGTGAATTGCATGTTTAAGATAACCGATCCAAAACACAAAATTAAAACTCTTAAGCCGGGTGATAATAATTGGTTTATTGATAGCGACTTCACTCGCACACCTAGAGCAGGCTTTGAAATTTCAGTTAGTTGTCCGCGAGATTACAGAATGGTATTGTCCGAATGTATTGACAGGGGCTGGATAAAACCTGTAGCATATATGAAAGAAACTGACTATGTTTGGGAAACTCTAGGAGGTACGGCATGAATGATAAAGATAATATTAGAATCAACTTAGCAGGCATTGAGATGCTAGATGAACAAATGTTGGGTATGTTAATTGATAGTTTAGTTGAGGTTTATCAAAGCAAGTTTGGATTAGATATTTCACTTGACGAACCAGAGAAACCCGTGTATGATGCAGAGAATGTAGACTTTGCAAAAGATTACTTGAAAAAATTTAGATTACAATGAGTGAAAAAACAATTTTCTATAAGAAAGAAGGTCGTAGATACGTACCCGTGTACGAGTACGACCAAACACTTATGGATAGTTTTCCTGAAGGTAGTCACCTTGTAATATGCTATCCCGGTGGACAATCTAGACGTTTCAATATTAACCCTGCATATGCTCCCATGATTGCGGCAGGTCGTGTAGCAGAAGATGCGATTAGTGACGTAATTAGAAAAGCAACTGACTTGCGTCCTGCTAGTAAAGAAACAAAATTAACCGACGAACAATTGCGTTGCTGGAAAAAATTGAACAAAGCGTTCGGTGAAGAGACCCATGCACTACAATGGCCAAGCGCACGTGAAGCAAGCGAGGAAGCAGTTAAAGCAATGCAAATGGAAGCAGAAAAACTATTAACTGTACCAGCAGTTAGAAAAGCCTACGAACACTTCTTGTTTGTAGCAGAATTAACAAAGGATAACAAAAATGAATCTAGTAGCTAAACCTATTATCAAAGGTGAATATTGGGTAGTCACCGATGGTGACAAAAAAGTAGGTAACGTAATTCAAGAGGGTAGTAATTATCAAGTCAAACTTAATAATACAGTAGAAACATATGATAGTACTAAATCCATTGAGAAGATAAAAAAGATTGAATTTGAGAAAACTAAGAAAGTTAAAACAGAGTTAAAAAATCCTCCCTTCGCAGTCTATCCTACAGAATCGAATAGAATCTACAATAGTTTTTATGATGTGAAACGTAAATTACATATATTCACAAAAGGTGCAAAAAGCAAGTGTTATTTTGTCGCAGGATGGTTCGGTGTCAAACAAACTGATACTTTCACTAAAATTTTCTGCCCTAAGTACATTTTTATTCAACGTTATGAGTATATTGGTCCTTTTAAGTCTGAGGAAGAACTGAATAATAGCATAAATATACTATGAGCCATATAAAAAAATTCATTGATAAGGTGGCAAACGCTGAGGGTAGACAAACCCGAGAAGTTTTACTACCTATATCAGATGCAAAGGAATTACGTGATGAGGTCATGAAACTTCTTTTGGATCAGCGTGAAAAGGGTAACAATAGTAATGAACCTATTACTGTTGTTATGAATGGCGGAAAATGGTAAATAATGAGCAGAACACAGCCAAAAGTTATATTAGAACTAGTTGATAAAGACACATATAAATGCGACCAAATTGTAGAGGCTGCAGGTATCTGGGCTGTGTTTTATGACGGGCAACCTATCAATCTAAAAAGTCAACATGCATATGATAGTGAAACTGTACCTAAGTACAAAAAGACAAGTTTCAGTAATCCCGGACATGCGAGAAATCTTTGCCGTAAATTGAATACACAATTCAAAACAGATAAATTTAGTGTAGTGTTTATGAACAACGGCACACAAGTTTATCCTGATGAGTAATCTATCATACAAAGAACTAGTAACCAAAACTGTTTTAGAGCAGACAGAAAATAGTCATTGGTCATATGAAGATGCATTAAAGAGATGGTGGATTAATCCTAGACGAGACGGCGGATTAAGACTAACCCAAATGGGAGATTTAGAATTCAGGTTTGCACAAATCGAATACTATACCCATGATTTCAAAGCTAAAATCACAAAAAGCTATCATTCCTTCATGTTAGAACTTGACAGGAAAATCAAATGCCCCTACTATATTGATGTAAATAAAAGTGACAAATCTAATACACCTTACATACGATTATATGATAGTAGGATATCAATGATGCTAAATTTGTACGGTGATATAGATTCATATTTAAATTCAATAAGGAAAAAATAATGTCAGAAGAAAAGAAAAGTAGTAACCCATTTATCAATATGGCCAATGATGCTAAAAAGGCAAACAACATTGCAAAGCAGTATGGTAAAGCACCTAAACAACAGGGACCAAAAGCCAATACAAAAGGTTTTGGGGGTGCTAGTGTAGTAAGACGTAGTGGTCGTGGTGGTTAATGTCAACGATATTGTTGGCTAACACGTTATATATGTAACAGATAAATTCTGTTAAACAACCTTAAAGGAAACACAATGAAATTAGTATTCGCATTAATCGCAAGTTTAGGTCTAGCTACTGCATTTGCCGCAGAGCCAGCAAAGAAAGAAGAAGCAAAATCAGCCGCAACCGCTCCGGCAGCTCCTGCAAAAACAGAAGCACCAAGTGGTGAAATGAAGTTAGCTAAGAAGAAGGCTGACAAGGACGCAGAAGCAAAGGCTAAGAAAGAAGCTACTAAAAGTTCTGCCAAGGACGCACCGAAGACTGATAAACCAGCAACTAAATGATATTGATGACGAAGATAGTGGCCCTGCAGGCCCTGATGAACTAAACATACATCGGGCTTATAGTCGTCCTAAAATCGTATATGATGACGATGAAGAATTGTCAGAATATGTACAAATCAGATTATTAATTGCTAGACTAAAAGCTATGGAAAAGTACCGAAAGGTAACTAACCAGGCATAAATAATAATGCAGTTATGGGTTCTGTATAAAAACCCTATTTTAAACACATACACATAGGAGAAAAACATGTTTAATACAATCACAAATACCGCCATTGACACAGTTCAAACAGGCAAAAAGCAAATCGTTAGTACATTCGTAAAACACGAAACTCTTGCTGACACAATCAACAAATTCGTAGATGCAGAAACAGTATACACTAAGGCATTGGTTGATAATACTGTTAATACATTTACTGGATTCTATACATTATTTACCAGCAAGGATTTTGCTAAAGAAGTAACTGAGACATTCACACCTTCTTTTACAACAAAAGCCGCTAGCAAAAAGGCAAAATAATATGAAAAAAATCTTTTTAAGTATACTAGAAGCAATTGATGATATTAAAAAACATAGGACTAGTTCTGGTTTAAAAGGCAGATAATGACTCTGGTCTACATTCATGGGGCTAGTGCTACAGGAGAAAGTTTCAACTATATTAGAAAACACATAGGTGGTAAAGATATAGTAGTCAACTATGACAGTCGCAATGGTTTTGAAAACAACTTAAAAATCATGCAAGAGCAACTAGCATCTATGAATGATATATTTTTTATAGGTCATAGTCTAGGTGGAATATATTCATTACATTTAGCCAATCTATTGCCTAAACAAACATTAGGTGCAGTAACACTCAGTACTCCTTATGGTGGTGCTGAGGTTGCTGATTATGTTCAATATTTTTTACCATTCAGTAGATTGATGAGAGATATTGGTCCTAGTAGTTGGGTAATGAAACAGGCTAATAAAATAAAAATACAGCACCCATGGACTAATGTAGTTACTGTAAGGGGACAAAGTCCTTTTATGATAGAACCAAATGATGGTGTAGTAACAATCACTAGTCAAAAACATCATAGTGATATGGAACTAATTGAAATAGAATACAACCATTATGAAGTAGTTCTTAACGAAAAGGTGATTAACATCATTAAAGATAGAATTAAGAACTCCCAAAAGAATTGATTGTGTAACATAGCAATGTTATACTTCAATCGTGTTCATAGGGAACACAATAGACATACACACATTAAAGGAGAAAAATATGTCAGAATTTACACCAAAACTTCCAGAAGTTAAATTTAATAAGAACGGCTACGAGATTCGTACTGATATCTTAGATATGGCAAAGGGCCTAGTTAGCGAAGAATTCCATGTTAAATTTCAAGGCTGGGAAATGACTGCTGAACGTGACCAAAAGACTAATCAGATTGTTAGCAAAGTTAACATGCCTGAGTATCCAGGACTTGACAAGGTTCTTGAAACTGCTGAAAAGATGTACGCATTTGTAAATCAAAGTACACAAACTAAGAAGTAATACTTTTAGTTTCGAAAAACCCTGCTAGTCAGGGTTTTTTTACGGCTTGACAATAAATCGTTTTGGGTATATAATACTTGTATTGATTGATTAAAGGAGCTTGCAAATGATTAACGTTAAAACACCCCTGAGTACTGATGGTTCTGGTTATTGGTCTAATGTCGCTAAGACAGTACTTGTGACTGGATTAGAACTTTCGTATGTAAATGACGAAGGCAATTTCGGTGAACTCCGTGTATACTTTGATACTAACACTTGGAATGTTGACACTGACGGTCTTATCTATACTGACAAACAATTCATTAATGATTTAAAAGTATTACTTAATCGCATAGAATTAGATACTGATGTTTCTTATAGTGAGCAAGGTATGCAAGGTGATACTTTTGTTAGCTTGGATGTTGGTCCTGAATTCATTAAATCTTTCAAAATGGCTTGACAATAAATCGTTTTGGGTATATAATACTTGTATTGATTGATTAAAGGAGTTGAAATGTCTGCACTAGTTGAATACACATTGGAACTGTACAAATCTGACAAGCGTACCAAAGAAGGTCGCCGTCTGTATGCAAAACAAGATTTTGCCCCTTCTACTAAGGATTACATCAACACCGTTGCTGATGCAAAGCGTAAGTTGGGTTTTGTTGTTGAAGTGTTTGAGACCTATGTCACAGAAAAAAACTTGATGACAGGTAAGACATTCAAGGAACGTTACGATACACCGTATTTCTGTTCACCCTCTAGCGAATCATTTTGGAGCATGTAATGCCTAAATATCAAAAACCCCTACTCAATTATAATGCTGATGATGTTTGGGCGGCTACTTGTTTTGCCCAACGCACTAATGGTACCTATATTAAAAATACAGAAGAATGGAAAGACCAAGCAGTAGATACCAATCGTCAACTAATAGAAAAGGTAATGGCAGGACAATATACTGTATCCGACGAGGATCGTGAACAGGCTAAAAAGGTTCGCAAGTATTATCAAGCACTTACCTTCAAAATCCTTAAAGGAATTAAATTGAGTGAGTTTGATAACACGGCAATGCTTATTAGTAATCGTGATATCATTAATGATAATTATGATGTAGCAGTTATAGCAAGTTTGCCTAGTTGTTATGAGCGTGGTGTCAAACGTGATGGTGTTGACCAACGAGTTAAATTTGCTAGTGGTGGATTCATCGGTAGAGTTAGTGACAAAGTTAAGGTCACTGTTGAAATCTTGAAGACCAACTATAGCCAACAATGGAATACTAATTATGTCACCGGTATTACTAGTGATGACCAAGCAGTATTTTTTGCTTACAATCACATTGACAATGTTGAAATTGGTAAGACATACACCTTTTTCGGTACTGTTAAGGCACATCGGGACAACTTAACCCAATTGAATCGGGTTAAAATTGTTGCGTAATCTATTGACACTTAATACACAATATAGTATACTATATTCATCTTTCACACACAGGAGTTTTTATGCGTAATTTTTTTGTTGGAACTGTATTCGGTATCGTTGTTGCTACTGTAGGATTTAGCGGAATTGCTAAACTTTTGGATAATAGCGTCAACAAGACCAAAGCGATTGTGCAAGAACAAGTTAAGGATTGATAATGGCATGGATCGCCGTTCTACTGTTGTTGTTCTTTGGCCAATTTCTTTTTGCATTCTTATTGGCCGCCCTAATACTTATGTTTGAGTAAATTATATGAATGAACGAATTAAAGAATTAGAACAACAATGCTGGAGCCATCGTGTAGACGGTACTTTGGTAGATGGGCAGTTACATTTTGATACAAAAAAGTTTGCCGAGTTGATTGTGAAAAAATGTATTGAACAAGCAAGCATTGGAAACGGGCACGGTAATAATCAATGGGATAGAGCGTTGACCTTTTCTGCAAAGAATATCAAAGAACATT